ATCGGCAGACGAATCATGCCATCGCGGTACTCATCACGACGACGGCGACCCTGCTGCTCAATGCCCAGACCCTGAACCGCCTGCTTGTAGCTGTTTTCAAAGTACTGCAGCATCTCCAGTGGCCCTTTGGTGTAGCTGTAAGCCTGAATCAGGCACGCATACAGGAGGGCCTCTGGTGCATTGTTGCTCACCCACGTTGTCGGATTGGTTGACGACAACTGCGTGGGCCGATAGATGTAGCCCAGCTCAACGGCGTAGTTGCTGTTAGGCGTCGGAGCAACATAGAAGGTGTCCTGATCCCACACAGAAAAATACTTGGGGGTCCCCGTCTCTGTGCCGTCAGGCCAGTACTCTTTCATGAACGACGTGTCACGGAAATCCAGAAAAATCTGGTCGCCTGCGTTGGTCAACATCAGGTAACGGTGCGTCAGGATGTCACTCGGAGCACCCAGAAACTTGTTGCCACTGGTCAACGATCCTGTGGATTCCTTCTTGAACACGTCAAGGTCAATGTCACGCAGGATACGATTCTCGCCCATAGTGATGAACGTGTTGATCACCGAGTTGGTGAACACGTTGCTGTTGACCTCGGTGTAGTTCCGGATGTTTGTTACCAACTCGTCGTATGTCATCAGCTGATCACCACGGTAACCCGTCCAACGTAGCCCACGCCCTCAACAGCATTCTGCTGCGGGAAGGGCTTCATGTTGACGGTATTGTAGGCACTCCCAATGCTTTGAAAAGCTGAATCCGCCGGCACTCCCAGATAGATCACCGTGGGCTCGGTCCGGTCGGGTCGAGGATTCCGGAGCGCAATGGCGTCGCCCCGGTAGTTGAGCGGCATCAACTGCGGCTCTTTCGGCTCGTAATCCTCGGGGCAGACCATGAACCCTTCCCAGTTCTTGCGCAGAACTTGGTAGGGGTATCGCTGTCCGCAGTAATCGCACAGGCCGTAGGAGAATTTCCCTGTCGCGAAAGCCATGTCAAATACCGAAATCAGGAACAAAATGCACGCTGGCAGTATCCCTGTCCTCCAGCGCCGCACGTTGAAAGTCTTCCTCGTATATCTGTTTCAGCGCGCCCGTGCGATCCGGTGCATACTTCAGCGACAGCATGTAGGCCAAGCCAGAGGCCAGACACGGCAGGAAACGGAAGTTCACGTCGGCCGTGTTGGTATAGCCACCCGCGTCCTGTATGCGTCGAATCCGGTAATACACAAAACTGTAGTTCGTGTCCGCTGCCGGGTAAAAGTACACTTTGGGCGTGTTGGTGCGCTCGACGTAGTACTGCGCAGGTCGCGCCTGCGTCAGCTTGTCCGGCATGTCCAAGTAGTCTTCGCGGCTGATCCGATCAATGGAGATGTCCTGCTGCTGCCCGTTGATCGTCTGGCGGATCACCGCCGACAGCACGTTGACCGTGTCAGTGCCCAGCGTGATGACCCGATCTCCCTGCACCAGCGCGTAACTAGCCTCTTCAATCGTCCAGAGGTTCAACCCCCGGTTGGCCCAGTCAAGGAACAGCAGATTTAAGGAACGACGTGCAGACGACAGCTGATAGCCAGCAGTCATCCGCATCCCGCAACGCTCAAATGCCTCTTCGACAAGATCGTCGATGTCGAGGTTGAAGTTCGTCGTTCCTGAAGTCGCCATCAGTCACACGCCATGCCGCCTTTGCGGTATCCACGCGCCATGCCACCACCCATCATGCCCATGGCCATTTTCTTGCGCGGGCTGACGGCCATGCCGCCATAAGCCATTGCACGGCCACGTGCATCCTTGCCTTTCATCTTCATGGCACGACCCTTTTTGTCGGCCATGCCGCCCTTGGCCATCATGGCCGGGCCACTGGTTTTGCTGGTCTCCGAAATCATGCGATTCTTCGGACCAGTGCCTACGCACCCGCCGCCTCTGGTAGCGGCTCCCATTCCACGTCCAGCCATGTCACTTACCTCGTTTTTTGTGTGCCGAATCCTTCATCACGCTACCATCAGGCATCCGATGATAGCCCTTTTTCACTGCTCCGCCTTTCTTCATTTTGCCGACGCCATCAGCAGCAAAAGCCGGAACCTTCTTGCCGCCTTTGGTCACCATCTTCATTTTGCTTTTCATCCCATGCTCCTGTAGCTACGCACTTTGCTTGCAATCTTTTTGGGCTGTTTCGAGAACTGCTTGCCCTTGCGCGTGTCTTCCCGCTTCTTGCGAGAACTTGCCGCGTACTCAGCAGGACTCAGCGCCTTGATGGCTGCTTCGGGTAGGTACCGCTCACCTGTCCTGCTCGACGGCTTACCCGACTTGGTCCGCCACTTCTGGTCGGTCCAGCTTTTCAGGGACTGTTGGGGCTTTTTCATTCAAAGTCTTCTGGCCGTAAACCGGCCTCTTCCAGCTCCATCGCATCTCGCTCTTCTTGAGTACCGCAGGTGCAGGGACCTTCGTCATGAATAGCACAGTCCAACATGTGCCTGTCAACCATGGGTTGAACACGAGAGTCTGACAAATCCCCCTTCCACCCGTCTTTAATGCGAAATGCTTCAATGTCAATCACGATAGCCTCCACCAGCTTCCTTGTACTTCTTAGCCAGCAGCTGTGCTTTGCGCGCACTCCACTGACCCGCTCGGGTGCCCTGAACGGCTTGGCCCTTGATCTGGTTGAACAGACGCTCCCGAAGCGCAGGCTTCGTGTAGTTGCCTGCCGCGTTGACCTTCGATTTGGGAGCCGCCTTCTTCATCAGCATTTCCACCGTCGTCGTGCCTGCCGCAGCCGGCTGTTGGGGTCCTTGGCGGCCGCCGGAAAATTCTTCATCTGGCCAGCCGAGCGCGCACAGAACGACTTGCGTCGCGCTGCGCGGGCGCCCGTGGGATTCTTCTCGGTGACTGCCGTCTGCAGCTTGCTGCCGGGGTTCGCCCGACGATAGGCCGCCACGCCCTTCTCCGTCATCCCTGCGCCAGACTTGGTGGAGCGGAAATTACCCGACTTCACCGAAGTCTTGATCCCCATGCCCTTACTGCGCGTCGCCATTAAGCAGCGGCTCCGCCTTCAAAGAACAGGGTAACGCTCGTCACTTCAGCGCTGCTTACATCGATGAACACGCCAGTTTCAAACAAGATGCCCATGTCTGGAACCATCAAGTCATAGCCGCCAGCGGCGGCGGGGGTGTTAATCGTAGCCTTCGCAGTGCCGGAAGAGGTAGTGCCATCCTTCAAGGCAAAAGACGCGCCCGTGTTCGTGCAGGTGAAGTAGATTCCTACTACACGGGTGCGCCCCACGATGGCAGAAGCATCCGCCGTCTTAGTGACGACTTGAATATTGCTAAAGCTCATGCGAGCCCCCTATTAGCGGGTTTCAACCGCAATAATGTAGTCGAGAATGGTCTCGCGAGTGCCTGATGCACTGCCCGACAGACTCATCGCAGCAGGCGTCAGATTCTCATCGTCCGGGATGTTGGTGGTATGCGTAGCCACCGAGTTGCCGTTGACGAAGAACTCCACACTGCCGGTGTTGTTTACGGAGAAAGCCAGCACAACATAGGTGTTGTCGGACAGATCGACGCCGGAATCAGTCGAAGTTTCAGTGCCGTTCTTCTCTGTCTTGCAAAGAATAGAGGCATTGCCGTCATCTACCTGAAAAACAATGCGATCTGCAGCTGTCAGCATGTTTTCCGGGTTGGTGGCAAAGTTCACCGTCAACCCTGCACAAATATCAGTCTGATCCGCGTCATTGCACTTCAGGCGCGTCTGGAAAAAAATGACCTTGTCAGTAGCAACCGCAAAAATCTCGTTGCCTTGGATGGAAGCACCGTCGTTGTCAGTGGTAGCAGCAGAGGTCAGTGCGACTTCCCCACCTACAGTGTCGGCTACGATGGCGACTGCGGCACTGGAGTCTTTGACTACAGTCCAGTTGTTCGTTGTGTCGATTGCGATGCCTGTGAAGTCATCAACAATCGAAAAATAAGCGGGATTGATGCCAATAGGCATTTGCCCCAAGCCACTGAAGTAGGTGGTGTTGTTGGAGCCAGAATAGAGTACGGGGCCAGAAAAACGGGTGTTAGCCATCGGAGTGTCCTCACATGCGAGTTAGGGGGCAGTCTGCATGTCGTCGGCCCGGGCCGTCTGCTCCCCCGGTTGTCCCGGGAATAGCACGATCATACAGCAACCAGACGAAAAAAAAAGGGGGACCGAAGTCCCCCTTTTGAAGCAGCTCCCACCAAGGATTAACCGCCGGGCGAGCCGAAGATACCGCGCGGATCGCTGAAGCCGAACGAATACCGCTCACGCGCCTTGTACCTTACGTTGCCGGTATCGAAGTCACCTTCAAAACCAGTTTTGATGGCTACACGCTGGAACATCTTCATGCCGTTCGGGGCGTCCGTCTTGATGAAGTACGCATCCGGGTCAGTCAAGAAGTGGTTGACCGTGTATGACTGCGGCAGCATGCCCATGTTCTTAATCGCGTTGATGTCGTTGTCTGCAGTGCCTACACGCAGAGTGGACTTCAGGATGCGATCAGCCGTGAACTGCAGCTCTTTCGGGATGATCAGTTTAAGACCCTGCACGGCGATCTTCAGGCCACGTTCATCCGTGAACGCTGCGATGTCGATCAATGCCTGTTCCAGAGAGGTCTCCGACAGGTCGGCAGGAACCGTAAGCTCGTTACGGAGGTCCGGACCGGAAAGGGTCGGGTGATCCGTAGCACAAAGCGGCTTGCCATCACCACCCGTG